ATGGAAACATATAGCAAGACAACAAGATTTATTCTTACTTGTAATTATGTTGAAAAAATTATTGACCCAATTCAATCAAGATGTCAGGTATTCGGTATTACTCCACCTAATAAATCAGATGTAGCAAAACGATTAGTTACTGTATTGAATGAAAAAGACGTACGATATGATATCAAGGATGTAGCAGCAATTATTAATGCATCATATCCAGATATTAGACGAGCAATTAATGCAGCTCAAGCATCTGTTGTAAATGGAGAATTGCGGATTGATAAAGCAAGTGCAGTTCAAGCTAATTATATGACTGAGATACTTGAAGTTCTTAAAAATCTTAAGGATAAAAAAGCTGCATTTACTAAAATTCGTCAAATTGTAGCAGATAGTAAGGTTAGAGACTTTCAGCCGCTATTCACATTCTTATATGATACAATAGATGATTATGGAACTGGTCATGTTGCTGGCGTTATTTTAATATTAGCAGAAGCTCAGTATCAAGATGCTCATGCAGTTGATAAAGAAATCAACACAATGGCAATGTTTGTTAAATTAATGAATGAATTATAATAAATAAACCCAACACTTACGCTTAAATAAGGAGAAATATTATGGAAATAATCGCATTTTTGTTAGGTGTAGGTTCAGTTATTGCAATTGCAATGGTTGTGTCTATGTTTAGGATGAATAAACGAATCGCTAATAGCGAACAAAAGTTAAACGACCAAGAAAAACAATTCGATGATGTTTATCGAGAATTTGAAAATACGAATAATACATTACATCAACGTGTTGATGAGTTATATAGTGTATTAGACTCAAGATTTGATAAATTCGAAAATAAATTAAATAACAAAAAATAATTAATCAGTAAGTGTTGGGTTTTATAAAATAAAAATATGAACATAAAAGAAATACAACAAGAAATCCATAAAGTCAATGTAGAAAAAGGCTTTTGGGAAGATAGAAAAAATGTAGGCGAGGTACTAATGCTAATCGTATCAGAATTAGGTGAAGCATTAGAAGCGCATCGAGGTTCTAGAAAAGCCTTAGTTGAACTATTTGACGCAAAAGCAATTGATAGAACCGAACCAGAAGATTATCAAGCAGATTTTCAACAATGTATAAAAGATACATTTGAAGATGAAATTGCTGATACAGTAATTCGTATTTTTGATATGTGTGAAGGTTTTGGTATTGATTTAGAACGACATATTGAATTGAAATTAGAGTATAATAGAACAAGACCTTATAAGCACGGTAAAAAATATTAAAATGGCAGAAAAGAAAGCAGCAACTATCTTTGATTTTATCAATGGTATTACGCACGAAAAGAAAGAATGGAAACAATGGTCAGAACATGATCAAAAACAGTTCTCACCATTTATCATAAATCGATTCTTATCAATGCGTATGGAATTAACAGAAGTAATTAATGAGTTACAACGATATACTGTCGGTTTACTTTCTCCAAGAGATACATATCGATTGTACCATGGGATTCTTCCGGCAACTAAAAGTTTTGCAAAATACATAAAAGGTTCTAAGGAAGATCGTTACGAAAAAGAGTTAATTCAACAAGTAGCAGAACATTACAGTGTAAGTTGTTCAGAAGCTACAGAATACATTGATTTAATGTCAAAAGATAGTTGCACTTTTCTGCTTCAACGTTACGGATATGCAGAAAAAGATATAAAACGATTAACAAAAGGATTGAAATGAGCGTAAACACCCAGTCTCACTATAAAGGAAAGGACAGCTTGTATAAATTTGCTGATGAGTGGTCTTTGAATGCCTATGAGTTCGACATCATTAAACGCATTGTTAGATGCCGTCACAAGAATCAATTTTCTGCAGATTTACAAAAGACAAAAGATCTTATTGACATTTATTTGAAAGAACAAGGCCCACATTACTTGGATATTTCAAAATAATTTCTTATCTTTATATATGGAAGATATTTTAGAACAAAAATGGATGAGTGTTCCTGCTCCGGTACGTGACGCACTAAGCCATCTATTTGATAGATTAATTGATGGAGATGCTATTTTCGAATCTATCAAATTCTATCAAACAAAAATAGAAAAGTTAGGATGGTCATTCGATTATAATGAGCAAGGTGAAATCTTTAATTTAAGAAAACTATAATGGCAAACGACATTTATTCAATAGTTACAGCAGAGTTTGAGACTGCAGAACAAGCAGAAGAATTTGCAAATAAATTTGGTGAGTGCGAACAAATTGATATGGAACTCTACAAATATTTAGGGTTTGACGACTTTCCAATGAGAGACCAAGCACTTGATCAGGGTGGTGCAAAATGGTTTTATCTTAATGATTTACCTGAAGCATATGACAACAAAGTACATTTCAGCGTAACATCTGCATGGTATATTCCAAACAATTTATTTGAAAAGATTGCTTTGCAAGAAAAATGTTCAATAACAGGTTATGCTGAAGATGAATATCGTAATGCATGGACATTGTTTGAGTTCAATCAAGACTTTGATGACTATGAAGTGTATGAATCGTTCTTGCGAGAAGATACTATATCTGATTTCATTACATGGTGTAAGCATAATATGATAAACTTAGATGAATTATATGAAGCTGCAGCTGACGCAATGACGTTTGAAGATGACGCCAATGGTGGTGATTTAATACGAGAGTTTCTTATTAACGATCAAGAATGGACAGAATTATTCTTTTTCGGTATGCCATCAGAATTTACATATACTTGGGGAGATCTCGAACTAATTAGAGAAGAAATAGAAGCACGATAAAATGCCAGAAATACAATATATAGCACCAATTTATAGTTTATCAAGAGTAGAGCCATCAGCAGCCCCGGCTAAGATATCATACTCTCAATGGGCTATGTATGAAAAATGTCCAAAACAATGGGAACTTTCTTATATCAAAAAGTTAGCTCCATTTACAAATAGTATTGAAACTACATTTGGTACTGCATTTCACGAAACAATGCAAGAATACATTACAGTATTACTTACAAAAGGTGTTAAGCAAGCAGATTGGATAAATTTTCGGCAATCACTTACTGCCAGACTAAAATCGGAATATGCTAAGTCAGTTGAACAAAACGGCTCGCATTTTTCAAATCCTGCGGAGTTAGGTGAGTATTTAGAAGATGGTGTTGCAATATTAGAATGGTTTCAGAAACGTCGTAGAGAATATTTTTCTACTAAGAATACTGAGCTTGTTGGTGTCGAAATGGATTTATGTATTCCAGCATCAGAAAAGAATCCTGCAGTATATTGGTATGGATTCATGGATTTGGTTATTAAGAATACGGTAACAAATACATTATACATATATGATATTAAAACCAGTCGTAATGGATGGAATAAATATCAAAAGGCAGACAAGCTCAAATTAGCACAGCTTGTAGCATACAAGACATACTTTGCAAAGCAATATGGAGTTCCTGTCGATAATATTGAAGTTGAATTTTTTATTGTAAGGAGAAAGCTGGTTGAAGAATCAATGTTTCCTCAAAAGCGAATACAACAAGTACGTCCAGCATCTGGAAGTGTTACACGCAAACAAATACAAAAGAAAATAGATCAGTTTGTTGAAGAATGTTTTGATGTAGAAGGTAATAGAATAGAATCAAGACCATATATGGCTCTTTCCGGTAAAGGAGACAAAAATTGCAAGTATTGCCCATTCAAGACAGATTATGTAAATTGTCCACGAGAAAATAGGATTCGCGAATAGGATATTTCAATAATTTTCATTATATTATAATATGAAAAATAGTTTAGATTTAATTGTATCGGCTGTAACAGCTATTATTTTAGCTATTGTGGTTTCTTTCCTTTTAGCATTTCCAATTATGTGGTTATGGAATTTTACCGTAGCGGATTTGATAGATGGTGTGCATGAAATTTCATATTGGCAGGCTTACTGTTTAAATATGTTGATTGCAATTTTGTGGAGAACTACTTATAAGACTGAATCAAAAAAGTAATGTATCAACATAAGCACGCGTATGTATATGAATACTTATTAAAGCGTAAAGCTCCAGAAAGAGGTTATGAACGTTGTTTGTATACATTATTTACTGATATTGAAGGTCCACGAAACACAAAAAATAAAGAACTATTAGAACAAGGATTTCGTATTGGGTTCGGATTTTTACCAAGACATATACGATATCAATATGATGCAAATCGAAAATGAAAATAGCGATAATTGGTAGTAGAGATTGGCAAAGTCGAAGAAAAGTACAAGACGTACTAAGTAGGCTCAAACAACTTGATGAACCGGTTACTATTTTAGGACAAGGTGGCACAGAAGGCGCGGCCGCAATGGTTAAGAAATATGCACTTGAATTTGGAATGAACTATTCTGAATTCAATCCTTCGTATACGGGTCGAAATTTATACTCAGCAATGCCTGATACATATTATGGCAAAAACTATCATTTTTCACAACTAATACATCGAATGACACTCATTGCAAATGCTTGTGATAAGATGATTATTTTAGCGTCTAGCAAATTAGACCCACAATTAGATACAGCATATAAGCGAGCAACTAAGCTACAAAAATCAGTTGTTATTTTGAAATAAAATATTTATATTAAAATAAAGAAAAGGTTACGAATGTCAAAAAAGAAAATTCTGTTACTAGGAGATGATTTACGATTACCATCAGGAATCGGTACCATTAGTAAAGAAATAGTTTTAAAGACAGTTCATCAATATGATTGGGTTCAAATTGGTGCTGCAATGAAACACCCAGAACAAGGTAAAATGTTTGATATATCACCAGATGTTCAAAAAGAGACTGGTGTACAAGATGCAAGTGTGAAAATTATTCCATATAGCGGTTATGGTGATAGAAATATTTTGTTTCAAGTAATTGAAGCAGAAAAACCAGATGCAATATTTCACTTTACAGATCCAAGATATTGGGGTTGGTTGTATGCATTAGAACATGAAATAAAAACAAGATATAAACTTCCATTAATTTATTATTCAATTTGGGATGACTTACCATATCCAATGTGGAATGCTCCTTTTTATGGAAGTTGTGATTTAATTATGGGTATTTCAAAACAATCTGATAATATTCATAGAGAAGTATTAGACCAGAATGGTTTTGTTAATATTGATTTAGACACGCACGGAAGACAACCAAATCAAAAAGATTTATGGAATACTGTATATACAGCATATGTTCCACACGGTTTAGATGAAAATTATTTTAAACCATTAGAAGAAACGGATAAAACATATCAAGAAATGTTTAAACGTTTAAAAACAGATAACAATGTTGATTTCATCGTGATGTGGAATAACAGAAATATCAGAAGGAAGCAACCAGGTGATGTTATTTTAGCATTTAAGCATTTTGTTTCTAAATTACCAGAGTCTCAAAAGAAACGAGTTGCGTTATTTATGCATACGCAGATTGTTGATGGAAACGGAACGGATTTGCGAGCTATATCAAAATCAGTAGCTCCTGAGTGTATAATATTGTTCTCAGAACAAAAAGTTTCCGCACAAGACTTAAATGCAATGTATAATGTAGCAGACGTTGTAGTAAATATTGCATCAAATGAAGGTTGGGGACTTAGTAGCACTGAAGCATTACTTGCTGGAACAGTTATTGTTAATAACGTAACGGGCGGATTGCAAGATCAAATGAGATTTGAAGATGAACATGGCGAATGGATTACTTTTAACAAAGAGTTTTCAACAAACCATGCAGCAAACTATAAAAAACATGGTGATTGGGCAATACCAGTATTCCCAAGTAATCGTTCATTACAAGGTTCTCCAGCTACTCCGTATATTTTTGATGACAGAGCACAATATCAAGATGTTGGAGATGCATTCCATAAGTGGTGGGAACATTCTGCAGAATATAGAAAAGAATCTGGGTTGAAAGGTAGAGAATTTTGTTTAACTCATGGATTAACTGCAAAACAAATGGCAGACACTATGATCAAACATATTGACTTTTTATTAACACAACCAAAAGAGTCTAGACCAAAATATACATTTAATAAAATAGAAACTCCAAGATACGAAAATATAGGTATAGTATAATGAGAAATGTAGTTATAGCATCACCAATTCAGACACAGTCTGGTTACGGATATCATGCTCGTGAATTTGTAAAAAATATTTTAGAGCAAACACAATCAGAATGGAATGTAAAATTATTATCAATGCCATGGGGTATGACACCATTTTCATATCCAGTGCCAGAAGAATGGAAATCAAAATTTACAAAAATTCCAATTCAATCAAATCCAGATATTTGGATTCAAATTACAGTACCAAATGAATTTCAGCGAGTGGGTCGTTATAATATTGGTGTTACTGCAGGCACGGAAGGAACGGTTTGCCCGCCAGAGTGGATTGATAAAATTAATGAATTCAATTTAATTATCGTTCCTTCTGAATTTACGAAACAAACATTTTATGAAACTGCAAAACAGACAAATAAAACAATTACTACAACAATACGAGTTGTTCCAGAATATTTTGATGAAGAATACTTTGATCGAAGTAAACCATTAATTGAAATAGATGGTATAGATGATATAAAAGAAGATTTTGCATTTTTATTTGTTGGACATTGGTTGCAAGGTCAAATTGGACAAGACAGAAAAGATATATCTGGTATGATCCATACATTCTTTAATACTTATAAAGATACAAAAAATGCACCTGCACTTATAATTAAAACGGGCGGCGCTACATATTCTATAACAGATAGATTTGATATTGATAATAAAGTAGAACAAATTAAAGAAATGTTTGCTAGACATGAACTTCCGAATATTTACTTATTACATGGTGAATTATCAGATGATGAAATGAATTCATTATATAACCATAAAAAGGTTAAAGCAATGATATCATTTACGAAAGGCGAAGGATTTGGTCGTCCATTACTTGAATTTGCAACAACGGGAAAGCCAATATTGGCTCCGCATTATTCAGGTCAAGCAGATTTTCTTAAAAAAGAATTCATATGTGCATTACCAGGTCGTTTAACACCAATTCATCAATCAGCACAGAATCCATTTTTAATTAAAGAAGCTTCTTGGTTTACTGTAGATTATAAGTATGCTGGAAACATGATGAAAGAAGTTCAAAAAAATTACAAGAAATGGTTAGAATTAGGTAAGCGTCAAAGATTTTTTGCAATATCTAATTTTAGTAGCACTGCAGTAAAAGAACATTATAAATCATTAGTTGAATTTGTTACGGAACAAACTAAATCAATTCCAGTTACGCAAGAATTAAAACTTCCTAAATTGCAAAAGATTGGTGAGAAAAAAGAAACACCTAAGATTCAACTTCCTAAATTACAAAAAGTATGAAAATAAGTTACGCAATACCAGTCTGTAATGAGATTGATGAAATAAAACGGTTACTAACATTTTTAATTGAAAATAGAAGAGATAAAGATGAAATTGTAATCTTTTATGATGCAGTTAATGGGACAAAAGAAGTTAGAGAATATCTTGTTTCAGTAGACCCAGGAACATCGTATCACCCATTACAAGATTATCC